TCATCATCTAATGTAAATGTTTTCATATTATATTTTTTTAAATTGGTAAATCATCACCAACCTCAATAGGGTTTCTTGGTCTTAATGTCTGTAATCTTTGTCTTAAATATTCTAACCCTTCATCTTGAATAATGCCCAGGTCATTGGTTCTTTCTTGTACATGATTTATTATCCCCTCCCCCATCATTTCTACCGGTATTGGTTCTTCACGACCAACCATTTCTTCTTCCGGCTCCTCATACCCACGATATTTTTTTAACTTTTCCAATTCACTTTCACTAAATAACTTATAGTTAAAATTTTTATCTTTAACATCAGATTTTATTTCACTAAACAACTTATGTAATAATTCAAACGGAAGTCCTGTCTCCATTGAATCTATTCTATCATCTTTTTGATCGTAGATATGAATTTGTTGTTTACCATGGAAAAACCCAAATTTAAAATTATTTATTTTATCAATTACATATACAAGTACTCCATCTCTTGAGTGATTATAAAAGTAACTAGGGTCATGAACTGAAGCAGTACACCATTTTGTTTGATACCCATAAGATACAGATGCTTCATATGTTAATGGTTTAATACATAAATATTGATCATCCTCATAAACAACTTTTACTTCTTTTTTTGCCTTTTTAAATAGATCACGATTCTTAGCCATATACACCTCACTTGAGACCATATCCCAACTATCGTATTTACTAATGTCTTTTTCATTAGTTAAACCTCTCTCCATATAGTCACAAAACTCAACAAATAAATTCATCTCATCCCAACCATACAGGTGTCCAATCAATCTCTTTGTCATCCAACTATCAAAACTATTATCACCTAAAACCTCATCAAGTTTTCTTTCTCTTGGTGACGCTTCTTTAAGTACATATTTCGAATCGTTGTTAAAACTTTTTATAAGTATTTTAACCAAAAATTGAGTGTATTTTTTAGTACTACTAGTATCTAGTTTACCCATCAAATCAATTAAACTAATATTAACTAATTCGTTTTCTTTTTTAATTTTTTTAATTCCCATTTTCTATATTTTTTTCTTCTAATGATGTTCCAAGTATATATAATTCAAAAACTATTGTTATTACAATTTGAAAGAATCCACTGAATAACCACCAATTAAGTGGATTGTAATCTTTTTCAATCCATATCATAATGGCGTAAAATAAAAGGTTCTTTGAAAAGAATGCAAACGTGTTTAACTCCTGTTTCATTATAAAGGTAATCTATCTGCAATTTTCTTAATCAATTCTTCCTCTTCGTTTGTTAATTGATGATATGAGTTCCATATCTTGGTTAAGTTGTCTCTCAACTCTTCTTCACCTGGCGATTCTTGTTCTCCTCTAACTACTTTACGTATATTAGGATTTATATGTTCATCTAAAATACCATCATCATATAACAATTCCGCCATACCCATTTTATCTTGACGATCCATTTCGTCATAGATATCATCTAAATCAATATTAACATTTATCCAAGCCATCTGTTATTTTTTTAATAATAAGTAAAATTATTCATACTTCCAAATAAATCCGCCCGATTTTTTTGTTTTATTTGATAAATTAGATTTAATATCACCTTTAATATTATTGTCCTTCATCCAATTAAAGGCATCAGTCATACAATCATATTTTTTTAAAAAATTACCATCTAAATCAAATTGTAGAACACATTTACCATTTCTCTTTTTTGACTCCGATCGTTTTTTTATTAAATCATCACTTTGTTTTACACCTTTTAAAGGGCTTACATATCCCTCAGGAATGTTTTTAGGTGTTCCCTTTCTTAACCTATTTCTTTCCGATAAATCTGGTCTTGGTATGCCTATTTTAGATAATGCGGTTTTTGGATTTGGTTTTCCTTTATTATGAGCAGGACGACCTTTGTATTTTTTTGAGATTAACTTTGAGAACTCGTTTCGGATCCTTTGGTATTGTCTTGAGTTTACTTTATATCTCATACCATTCCTATCTTGGTTACACATACCCCATAACGCAAATTTCAATTTGTATTCATCAGGATGTATCTCACAAAGTAATAAATGAGCAATAAAATGTTCCTTTGCTGTTAATAATACAATGTTTGGGTGTGTTTTCCACTCTACAGTTTTTCCTTCACCACCCAAACATTTTGGGATTATGTGGTGTGATTCATAGTATACCCCACAATTTTTAATTCTATTTTCACTCTTCGCCCTCAGGATTATCTGGTCGTACACTTTTTTGTAGTTCATAATATTTCTCCATAGCAATTTTATTTATTCGTTCTTTGTTACGATGGTAATACTGATTAGCCCATTTTTTTTGAGCCTCTTTTTTCTCCTCTTCCGTTTTGTATTTTTTTAATCGTCCCATATAATATAAATATATTACTAATAGAAAAAAACTAATATAAATTAATATATTTTAATGTGAATCACCGTAATTATTTTTCTCACTTGCTATCAAATAATCAGGGTTAATGATTTTAGCAATTTTGTGTCTACTACCATCCAAAGATTTAACAACAACACCTTCGTGAGGAACTTTAGTCCCTTGAATATAGTTACCGAACACGTATTTATCTTGTTTTTCTTTTGACCAAGGACCTGAATATAATGTTTCAACCTCATCTAATTCTAAACATTGGAAGTGTGTTGTTTGACTTAAATTATCTTCATAATGTCCATCAACCTCAACATCAAAACCAGCAAAACGAATCTCCGTTAAACCATAATCATAATTCTTTTGGATTCCGTGTCCGAAGATCTCACCATAGATAATAAAACCAGAACCTATCCCATCAGGTGAATAAACATCTTTAACGTGATCCCAAAGTTTTCTACGAATATCGTATTTTATTGCTATGTCTTCCCACACATTTCTATCATAAAATCCTTGTGAATCAGAACCTTTTTCTACATTATGGCTACCCACAACATATTCATATCCAATCCATTGATTACCAAACCATCCACGAATCTTATCTAAGAATGAAAGTTTTTTCTTCCTTACAATTCCGTAACGAGCATTGGTCCCGTGTAATTTACGAGTAATACATACCTCATCGTCCTCATTAAACATATCCGGTACATTTTTCATATTTGGGAATTTGTAGTAAACGTGGAAGTTAGGGTTTTGGTGGTACTTGAATTTTCTACCCCCAACACTCATCTCAACCATCTTAACTGGTGGTTCGTATTTGGTGATACCTAATAGTTCCATTAAATCTTCTCCTTCTGTAAGAGTGGGGTATTTTCTTAAAGCAGGAATAGTATTCTTACTCATAATTAAACACTCAGAGTAAACTTTACGAAGTTTAACGGTACGAACTCTTTGACCTTTTCTTAGGTAATTAGTTACACCCATTAAATCAGATAATTCAACGGGGATTACCGCATCGGTAGTTGCAACAACAACCTTATCACCAACACTGTATTCACCTTTCTTAGTAATGGCTTGCCAACCACCAACCAATGCAAGTTCAATGTTATCCGCACCTTCTATTGGTATAATCTCTCCGATTATTCCAACATAACATACACTATTTAAATTTTCCATTTCTTATTTTTTAATTAATATCATACAATCCGTTTTTTTGATCCTCTTCCATCATTTTTATCAAAAGAGCCTCTCTACTATATTTTCTAATTAACTTGAACGTCTCTTTGATATCTGTAAAATCAGATGGTGGTGTATCGTTTCTCACAGGAAGAAAAATTATAGTAAATCCGTGATTTCCCGCAAACTTTTCTTTTACTCTGATACCACAGATTTCATCAATATAAACCCACGGGTAATTACCTGAAAGTTTAACTTCAATTCCAATTTTTTTCAATCTTTCAACAAACCTTGTGATCTTATCACCGGTTTTCTTTACATTAGTTTCTGTTTCCATTTCTATATAAGTTCCAAATTTAGTTTCTCTCTTCTTTTGATCCATAACATTCCAATTTTTTATTAGTTATATTCCACAAATCTTTTTTTCCTTCCGTCATATGACAATTATGTTTCTTTCCCGTTCTTTTACCAAACTCTACAATCATATCATTATGTCGGTTACGAATGGTATGAGGACATTCTTTACAGGGTTTTTTCATTTCTTATCTAAGATTGAATCAACATATTCTTTTGCATCTTTCAACTTTTCAAAGTCATATTTAACATCATTAATGTTAACAACATATGATTGCCACTTAGTGAATCTCTTATCGTCTTTCTGAAATGTGCGCGGGTCTCTACGTCTGAAATAATCTTTGACTTTTGATCCTTCAAACTTTGTGATTATTACACCACGATATTCCCTTTTAGTTTCTTTAGTTGTCCACATAGAAACAAAGGTAATAAATTAATTTGGATTTGACAAACTATTTTTTGAATTTAAATTCGGTTTCTATTTTTCTTTTACCGTATTTTTTTTCCATCAGTTGTTGATGAAGTTCCCAATTGATTATAGATTCATTCATTGGTTGATCGTCTTCTGCCATTGCGTAAAGTTTACCTAGTTTTTTAATAATTTTGTTTGCGTCGTCAGATAATTGTTTACATATATCTTTAAAGAACATAATAGGATCATCATCATACTTTGTCAAATAGTTGATGAATTTTTGTCTTACTTTTTGTAAGTTTTTTTCTTCTTCATCTTGCGGAAGTAATCCACCACCAAATGCATTATTAAATAAAGCCCTAATACCATATCTGTCTAAAGGTGTTGATGTCATTTGATCAAATAACTCAACGTTATTATTCACCAAGTTCACATAAACTAATTTTAATGTTATTTTAATCTTTTCGTCTTCAGTTAAATTTTCATTATATTGTCCAATATGTTTAATTAACGCATCCACTCTATCCATTTGTTCTTTTAAACCATCAATTAACTTTTCAAAACTATAATCCCTAATTTCTAAAATCTCTTTAAATGATCTGTCTTCTTTAAGGAAATTTAAAAACTTAGATTTTAAAATTTTCCTTTGTCTCATTCTTGACGCAAGTTCAGTTGGTCTAACTAAACTTTCGGCAACTTGCATAAAATAATTGTACCTCATAAACTTATGGTCAATCTCAGGTATTCCAAACCTTAAATTTCCTTTAGAGTAAGTTTGGTATTGAGCGTCTTTACCAATTAAATCAAATTGTTTTTTCTGTTTGTCGTACTTATGTTTTAACTCATGAGCCAAAGTGGATTCAGTTTCAACACGATCTTGTGTAAATCTTTCATATAAATCTTCAGGTTCCCATTCATTACCAACGACAAATGTTATATGTAATTCTATTTCAGTATCTAATAACTGAACTTTTAATTGTATTTTTCTATTATAATTAAAATTTTGACCCATAGCCATAGATGCAAGTTCAGCCTTCCCATCATAACCTGGAATATGCTCAACATTAACATGAAGATCAAGTGAATCAATCTGATAATCCGAAATAGTTAAATCAACACTTTGGTTAAAAATATATTCGTCTTTTTTATAATCAATTCCCTTAATTAAATTTTCAACTATTTCATATAAATCTGATGCAGTATCTAAAATACCTTCAGGAACCCCTAACGCTTCGTTAAGTATTTTGTATTGTGTTTCTGTTAATATAATCTTCATACATATAAATATGTTGGAGTTGTAATTTAACCCACAACCCCAACAATATCATCTAAATGGTGATCATCGTTCATCTCAGAGACAATATTTCTTTTATCCATCATGTGTACAATCTCGGTAATACTATATGGTTGGAGGTTGTTTCCATCCACACCAACGTCCAATCTTTTACCTTTACCCCATTTTCTACTTGCCGGTAAGTGAACGTGTCCGTGAAGGTGAACCACCCCTTTATTAAGACCATTCCAACTTTCAAATGGATAGTGAGTCATCACAAAGTTTTCTCCACCAATGTTAACCTGTAGGTAATCACTAACAGATAAGAACATATCTTTAATGCCATCTCTATTGTTTTTGATATGGTGATCGTGATTACCAAGAACCAAGTGAATGTTTTTACATACCAATCGGTCCAAGAAGATTCTAATAAACTCAAAACCACCAAAAGCAACGTCACCCAACATAATTAAAGTGTCGTCTTGACCAACTTTAGAGTTGATGTTATCAACCAATGCGTTATTCATTAGTTCTAACGTTGGGAAATTTCTTGTACTATGGTCTGGCACTTTCCCATCAGTAGTTCTCCAATCAGTTACACCTCTACAAATGTTTTTATGGTTGTAGTGGGGATCTGATGTGACCCACACTCTACCTGTCGTTAATATTTTATCAAATTTCATTTCTTAAATTTTAATTTCAAATCTATCTTTCATTAACTGTATCTTATCTTCAGGGACTCCGTGTTGATTAATCCCACCATGTCTATTCTCAACAATCAAACAAAACACTTTATAATCAAATATTTCCGCCATATCAAAATACGGTTTCATTTCCCATTCTTGAGTAAATGTGTTTGAAACAACAATTACGTTATTAATATTTGCGGTATGATTTAATATCATCGCAGTATTAACACTATCTTGACACCACTTATGTGCTTCCTTTATTTTGGTGAAGTCAAATTTATATTCACCATTATCCATAAAGAACATATCAGTCTCAAAATGAGCACCACCTAATGATTTAGCAAACGTAGATTTACCTGATCCAGGCACACCTCTAACAATATATAATATTTTTTCCATAACTTAATTTTTTACCCAACCAGATTTATTGTCAGGGTTAACTTTTATCAAACCTTTCTTTAACAAGTCATACGCAATGTTCCAAGCCTTATACCCAATAACCTTGTCATATCCTTTTTTATCTTTAGTATCTAACAAAATGTGATCAAAAACCCAAACAACCCCTTCTTTTTCCAAGAGTTCCATAAATAATTGTTCTTTCTTTGTTAGTTTCATACCACAAATATAACGCTTTAATTGGAATATACAAAAAAAAATATCATAAAAAAAGGGAGATCTCTCTCCCTTAATAAATTTTTAGTTTTAACTATTAATATATTCTTACATTTCCTCCCGGTGTTGATACCTTTGGTTCTTCAGCTCCTCCCCCTCCAGTTGAAGATCCACCTGTAAGAGCCATCATAATTTGATTTCTTGTATTTTGATCTCTTTTACAATCGACGGTTAATCCCGCATCTTTAGTGTTATTTAAATATTGTTTTACTTGTCTTAAAGCATCACACATTTCTTTTTTACGTAAATCTCTTTGTCTTTGTCTTTCAGGATCTACATTACCTCCTCCTCCTCCACCACCACCTACTACTCCACTTCTTCTACCTCTACCACCTGTACCACCTGTACCACCTGTACCACCTGTACCACCTGAACCACCTGAACCACCACCTCTAATAACCTGGTCAGTACCCTCTTTTGCGTCTTCACCAAATAAAACTTTTTGTGTTGATCCACCACCACCAACGTTTTTATATTCAGCATCAATCACTACATTATATTCATCTAAAACATTTAAAATTTTAAAGTACCCATTATTATCACTTAGTTGTGTATCACTAGTATTAGGAGATACTTTAATCCATTTACCTTCATCCTTTGTCGTATAATTATGTTTTCTACCCGAATACTTTATAGGTGATGCAGCATCATAAGCCATAATTTTTTTAAATGTTAACTCATCAACATCACCCGTATCTTCCAAGTTAGTATCTTTTTGTTGGAAAGCTAATACCGCTTTTTGCGTTTCAGGACCATAACCACCTTTAGTACTAATACCTAATTTTGTTTGTATTGCAACAACATCAGGACCCGTACTTTTAAGCGTTAAAGGTCTTGTGTATTCTGTTGCAGATGCGGGTAATTCTGTTGCAGATGCGGGTAAAACATTCCGTGCGTTAAAGGCTTCAGTACCTATTATTGCCTCTAAAGTTGCATCATCAACAACTCCATCAGTTCTTAATGGTGTTGGAAGTTTAGCTCCTTCAGTTGTTTGGAATTTAATTACCGCTTTTTGAGTGTCTTTTCCAAATTTGTTATCAACAGGTCTTAACTTTAATGCCTTTTGTATCAACCCAACATCAGGGTCTTCCGCACCTATCCATAAAGTTTGTTCTTCAGTTAATAAATTATGTCTAAAACCTCTGATTCTATTGTTACTTACACTATCTTCTAATAAATTACGATTAGGTGCACCTTGGATACTATTGTCACTTTTACCATTATCATTAAAATCGGGATCTGTAGTTAAAACTATTTTATTTTGTTCCGGTCCTGGAATTGCCCAACTAAAATATTCAGGGTTAATATATGGTACTATATCATCATAACTCCAAGCATTAGTTGATAGTGAAAATTGTATTTTTTTATCATTACAATCAAACTCAGTTATAACTTTATTACTATCCATTTGTACCCCTACATCTGTGTAATCAGTACCTCTTTGGTCTTTTGCAACACCATAAACAAACTTATCAATAATAGGATTACCTGTGTTTAATTGATACCCAACACCTCCAGGTATTTGTTTCGGTTTATTCACTAATGCCGGATTACGTCTTGGAGAATTAGGGTCTATACAGTAATAACCTTCAAACGATACTTGATAAGAACCAATTTCTCCATCACCAGTATGAGGGGTATATTTACGACCCACACATTTCCATGCTTCCCCATCACTACCCGCTCTATATGCCTCAATTGTATCATATCCACATTTTTTAGCATTTGCTAATAATGTGTCGTTCAATGTTTCTTCACTTTTTTTAGTATTTTCAATACTATCACCAACAGATTTCCAATATTCGTCACGTTTAGCCTCTGTTAAATCAATTGACTTAGTTAATGAATGTATTGAAGCTTGAGCAACATAATAAGAATAATCATCTGATCCAACATTAGCAACCGACGCTCTATATATATTACCATATCCAAGGTCCTCTCCTCTTTTTACAGTAGCACACCATGATGGGAAATCTAACTGATAAATTATACTTCTAACTTTATCCTCTACCGTATCTGTCGCTCTGTACTGAGTAATAAGATCCTCCACTACTTGTTCAATATTTGAACTTAGAGGTTTACCCATTTTTAAAGTATTACATTTTTTCGATAATTCATCTACCGCTAAATCAAGATTACTACGACTAATACTTGCAATTTCTGTTTGAGCATTTTTAGCTAGCCAGTAACTAGCACCATCAGCCCCAATACAAAAACCACCATCAACACATGGGTTGAACTCTATTTTAATATTATCATATGTTTTATCACCAACTGTTACTTTACCAGTGTCGTAACTCTCATTTAACAAACCATAACTTTCATTTAGACTTTGTCTAACAATTCTTTTTAATAAACTATCTGTAATTCTTTTCATGTCTTATCCAATTATAGCTTTTTTTATGGCCTTAGCCGTCAAAGGACCAAATTTACCGTCGGCATCTAAACCCGCATTTTTATTGGTATTTAACCAATTCTGTATATCTAAAATGGTGTAATCCTGAGTCTGCTCAACCAAAACATTGGTCTTTACCCCATGTTTGCTTAGTATGTCTCTGATCTCACTTTCCGTTAATTTTAATTTATGCAACATAAGTATTGTGTCTTAAATTTATTTTATTATATAAATATACCTATATAATAAAAAATAAATAAAAAAAGGGAACCGAAGTTCCCATTTTAGGCCCGACATTGGATAAATGTCTGACTCCACCACCTTGTTTTTCTAAACAAGGAAACAATTAGTTTGTTACCAACGCCTCAATCTTACTTTTAACTTGTTCAGTTAATGAAACTTCCTTAACGTTAGTAACGATAACCGAATCTTTCAATACCTTATTTGGGATGTGAACCAAGAATGTATCTCCGTTGAAGAAACTCAAGTCTTCTTCTAATACCAATGCTCCGTGTACCATCTTCAAAAAGATTCTGAATTGTGTCTGATCCATGAATGTCTCGTTGATTAAATCACCGAACTTATCACTTACTACTTTTATGTTGAAACCCGTCTTATTCATATAACAAATATAGTTAATTATTTCTCAATTACAAATTTTTTACCCACTTTTTTTAGTGTACCAACAAAATCTTTTTGAGGATCAATACCTGACCAAAAACCAGAACCATCAGACCAAACGCCACGTTTATTATTTTTATAAACCGTTTCACCTTCAAATATAATATAATCAGGTTGATCATTTTCAGTCAAAGCATATGCTCTTGTCATTTCTCTACTTTCAGATGGTGTGTAAATACCTGACCAATCTTGTCTACATAAAAATGTTGCTTGTCCAACAATTACTTCTTGCCCATCAAGGGTTGCTTTCTTGTTGAATTTTTTCTTGAATGTATTGATGTAACTACCCATATGTTTTTTTGTTTTTACAAATATACAAATAAAAATGACATGGCATAAAAAATCCCATACTTTTTTCTCAAAAAACATGGGATTAATATTGATAAACCAATTAATTCGTAGAAAGGAAGGGTATTGGTTGTTTTTTTGTGTAATATAAATATATAATACTTTAGTAAAAGTCAAAAAAATTTACTTTTAATTTAAAATTTTTGTTAAAATCTTGTATAATTCTTCATTTTTACCAATTGGAAGGTCTTCTAACGTAAAAAACCCAAAATCTGAATGTTCATGCCCATCTTTTGCTTTATCCAAGTTTGGTGTCATTTTCTTGTCAGATTCATATAGATACACATAAATTAAACCCTTCGGATCTCCATCATCATCTTTTTTTGTTATGAACCCAACCAAACTTATTTCGTCTTCAATCTTAATGTTTGTCTCTTCATAAAACTCACGATAAGCACAATCTCTTGGAGTTTCGTTTGCTTCCATATGCCCTGATGGAATAAACCATTTACCCGCATAAGTTTCATGGTCAGCTCGTTTACATAACAAAACTTTATTACCATATTTTAATATTACACCTGAACTTCTATCTGATTTCATTATAAGAATATATTTATAAGTATATGGAATTAATAGTAAACAATAATTTATTCAATGTCAAATGTGTTATAACCAGTAAAGACATACAAAACGGTATGATGGATAAAAAATTTGATAAAAGTTTTGATGGTATGTTATTCATAATGAAGGATGGTGATCATTCTTTTTGGATGAAGAACTGTATCATATCTTTAGATATAATTTTTATAAAAGATAATAAAATTAACAAAATACATAATAACTGTAAACCGTGTGACGCACCTGAATGCGATCGTTACACAGGTAATGGAGATATGGTATTAGAACTTAAAGGTGGTACTTGTATTAAATACGATATAGCTGAAGGCGATACTATTATTTTACAAGATTAATCTTTCATTTTTTCTTTCAATACTCTCACAAACTCATTCTGAACCATCTTTGTAAATTTTACATAAGGTGAATCATCTGACTCAGCGTTATATTTGTATTTACCCTCAGGTGGTCGTTTAGATCTACCTAAGTAAGATAACCCAGAAATATTTGTAATACATTTGTGACCACCGCTATTAGATTGAATAAGGTCCCAAGCGTTCACACTAATTGAATCTAACAATTTCATTTCTTCGTCTCTTAATTCACTGAATGGTTTTTTCATTATCTTATCAACATCATTAAGAATGTCCTCCCCATCAATCATTTTTTTAAATTCTTTACCATATAACGCATTGAAATCTCTGAATGTAAAACCAACTGATTGCTCACCAAAATCTTTTCCCGATTCTGATATCCATTTGATTGTTGATAGAGGAATATCCTTGTCCTGTAATTGTGATTTCCACTTGTTTAACACCTCATCTTTAATCTCACCTAAGTTCACACCTTTAAGTGCCCTTTCTTTCTTAAATGGGTTACAAGACGCTTGTACCAACCCTAAAGGCCAAGCAATTACTAAGAAGTCAGCCTCAGGATTATTTCTGAATGGTGTATATCTATCGTAGGATCCTGGTTTCATCATACTACCACCACCATACTGAACAATAACATTATCATCAACGTTAACATTCTTATGTGTCTTCATTGTTTGAACATAGTTCTCTTTGTTTTTTTCCAAAGATTCAACATCCGCATAGTTCTTTTCTTTTATCTGAGATCTGATGTTTAATAATATACTTAATAAAGATGGATTCGCATTCATTACAATATTTTCCAAGAACCCTGGTTTGTTTTTGAATGCCAACAATAACTTATTAGTTACCATACCCATTACCATTTTGTTTCTTTGTAAGGATTGATCTTTATCAACCTTAAACAAATAGTTCATTACTTCTTCAGGACTAATATCATGTTGAGCATAGTTTGCAGAATCTACAGTTGAAATCAAAGTAATATCATCTGTTGGGAAAATGTCTCTTGGAGATACGGTTTGAGATATTGTTTCAACATTTGACCTTGAAGATTTAAAATTAGTTGCGGTACCTTGTTCAACACCAGCTTGTGTGTCGTGGTGATCCGTGTGAATAACAAACATTGGTTTACCATGAGCAAAGTCAACTAACACTGGCATAACATCACCTTCGGCATCTAATTTCTTAATCGCAAATTCCTTATCACCATATTGGATAATCTCAGCGTCAACCACTTTTATACCGTTTTCTTCTAAGTAATTTTTCATACCCAACGCAGTGGTAACCCCATCTAAATCTTGGTGAAAGTATATTTTAGCCTCAGGATATCTTCTGGATAATTCTCTGATATTTCTTATTCCCGATTCTGTTATTAATTTTTTATTCATACTTATAAATATTTTTTGGGTATAAAAAATTAAAATTCACATATTGCGTGATCTCCAAACATATTGTCGTATTCGTCTTCCATGGTATTCAATTTATTATAAATACCATTAAAAACTAAAACTTCCACATTATAGTGGAAGTTCTTTTATTTGTTCTAAAGCTTTAAAATAATTAATCCTTGTCTCAGCAATCTTTTTATAATTTTCACTTAATTCAATTCCTAACCATCTACGTTCTAATATTTGAGCAGCTACTAATGTTGTTCCTGATCCAGCAAATGGGTCCAATATTACATCGTTTTTGTAGGATAGTATTTTAATCGCTTTGGTTGGTATATCCATGGAGAAAGTCGCCTTGGTGAGTGATTTAGTATCCGCAAAGTAATTCCACTGACCAAACACAAGTTCCATAAACTCTTTCTTATCTTTTTCCTCATACACTACTTTTTTCTTTAATGTTCCATCTTCCTGTTCAATTTCAGTTGGAACTCCTTTCCATTGTGGTTCACCTTTAACTTTTTTGATGTGATGTTTTTTGTAAGCTAAAATAACACATTCCTTTGGATTATAGATGTAAGGACTTGACGGTGACATCCAAGAACCCCACGCAGTAGTTTTAGATCTATGTGGTGATTGTTCTTCCAAGTCAACAATACCAAAGAATCCAAATCCAATTTCCTTCATTATCTGATACATTTCAGAAACAAAGAAGATACGACCACCTTTCTTTTGTCTGTTAATCTCATAAGGAATGTTAAGAGCAATACGTCCATCGTCCTTCAATACGTTATACGCTTCGGTTAACCAATTCTTAGCAAATACCAAATACTCATCAAATTCAACATCATCATCGTGTACATCATACTCAATCCCAACCCCATAAGGTGGTGATGTTACGATTAAATCAACAGATCCTTCAGGTAATTTTTTCATTACCTCAACACAATCTCCCTTTATAATTTTTCCTGTTTCTATCATGTTATTTTTTATATTGTGTTTCTAAGTATTCAAATAAATTTAAAAACTTTGGTATCTCACCTTTGGTTTTAAGATAATAATCCCTCATTTTTAAACAATTTAATCCGTATTTTCTATCGTGACCTAAACGATCCTCAACGTTTTTAATTTTTACGTCTGTTGTTAAAATATAGGATATTTTATTTATAATGTCCAAGTTTGTTACCCTAAATGATGTACCGATATTAAATATAGTGTTAATAATCTCATCATCAAACATTAAATCACAGATTACTTTTACGTTATCGTAAACATACATCCATTCCCTAACTTGTTTACCATCACCATACACAGGAATTTCTTTACCTTCTTTAATTGATCTAGCGATTGTAGGTAAGAACTTTTCCTCAAATTGGTGTTCACCAAAGTTATTACAAGTTCTTGTAATAATATATGGTAAACCATAAGTTCTGTTAGCAGATAAAACTAACATATCAGATGCCGTTTTAGTTGCGGAATAATATGAACTAGGTTTTAAATTATCATCTTCAGTTGCCGTATGATTACTTGAGAAGTGTTCGTCCATATCACCATAAACCTCATCGGTTGAAATATGAATAAACTTCTTTAACCTTTTATTATTTCTTGATATCTCTAAAAGGTTAAAAGTCCCTTCAACATTTGTTTTAACAAATGGAAGTCCGTTTGTGATTGAATTGTCAACATGAGATTCTGCTGCGAAGTGAACAATATAATCAAATTCACCTAATTCATCTGCGGTTACATCACAAATGTCTTTTTGTAAGAATGAAACATTATGTTTAATGTTCGTTTTACGTCCAGCATATGTCAGTTTATCAATACAAAGAACATCACATTCAAAGTTATCTAATAAGTAATTTATAAAAGCGGAACCTATAAAACCCGCACCTCCTGTTACTATTATTTTCATTTTTTTTCTAATGTTTCTATATGATGTTCTAAGTACCATAAAGCTTTCTTAAGATCTTGTAATTCTTTATCCGAATCTTTCTTTCCCGCTCTTGATATATACTTTACCGTATTTCCTAATGAGAATCCTAATTCCCAAGCATCAATTACTTTGATTGCCTCATAAGGGTTATCTTCTCCTCCGTAATGTTGGGGGTGATTTACTTGTTCCATTTTTGGTGGAGGACACATACAAAGTACGTTAGCTCCACATACACATTCTTTTTCCATTTATTTTATTTTTTTTACAGGTACACCCACGTATGTTCCAGATTCCCCTATATGTTTAACCACCGCACCATTCATACCTATCGTAGTTAGAGAATGGATTGATAACTTTTCTTTAATTGTTGAATTATTTCCTAAATATACAAGGTCATAAATTCTAACATTTCCTGATACTACCGATCCTGGCATTGCACTAAAAAAATCTCCAATCACACAATCATGTCCAATATGATTACCTCTATTTAATATTGCGTGTTTACCAATTTTAATATTTGTTGTTAAAATAGAATTTGCCCCAATAAAACTACCTTCACCAATTTCAACATCATCCATTATTAATGCGGTTGGGTGTGCAAATGTGAAAAATCTTACACCCTTAGGTAGTCTTTGGATTGTATCGTACCTATCTCTTGGATCCGCAATAGCAACCATTACCTCATATTTCTCTATATCTAATTCAGATAATGGTAATGTATCATTACTCATATATTGATCATCGACAAACCTAACGAGTTTGATTCCCATTTGAGCCATCACTTCTCTTGCATGACCACCATTACCAATTAGTGCTTTAATCATTGTTTATAAATGTCATATTTAGATAGATCAGGGTATGGTAACTCTAAATCTTGATTATGTCTCTTAGAACCATCCAAATTATAAAACTGACTCATCATAAGTAATCCTCTCGCTGCCAACTCAGGCATCATATAAAAGTTCCACCCTAACATATCAAAATTATCATCATGATATGAACATTCTCTTCTACCACTAAATCTCGCTCTTTTGAACCATAACATAGCCTTATGGTCATCAGTTAAAATTGCACCACCCTTACTAAGTTTTAATGTTTTATATGGTCCTGTGAATGAAAGACACATATGTGATTTTGGAATATACATATCGGCAGTAAAACTCAATGCGGAATCCCAAACATTACTTGGTGATAGTTGGTACGCCCCTTTAATCATATCTCCGACAACAGGAGTAAAATTAACTTTAAAACCAGCGTGAATTATTTCACAAGGAACCGAAGGGTAAGTTTTAGATGGACAATCTATCATATCCGTATCCAAACTTTTCTTTATATTTTTTTCATAATATAACGCCAAAAATAAAGCGTTACTCATATTATCCAATGCAATAGCGTATGGTGATCCCGTGTAATCACACAACGCTTTTTCAAAATCTTCTGTTATTTTGTGTACTCCGTTTGCCATACGTATTCTAACTTAACTTTCATTTATTTTTATTTATATAATTTGTTATTTCTTTCTTGTCTTTTCCTTCAGTAAACATCCTATAGACATTACGTGAAAATTCATCCGTACACAACACTGCGTCGGTATTTAAATAAGTCATAATATCATTTAAGTGAATAAGAATATTTTCTTTCTTTAAAAATCTTTTGTTAAAACCCATGTTTAATCTTCTAAAAATTCTTTTTCTATTTTCTTATCCTCTTGATCATTATTGTAATTTCTTGCTTGATTAATTAACATTATTGTTTTTCTTTTGAATAACGGTAATAAGGTTTCTTCAATTGGGAAATCACCTTTACTAATCATTTCTAATACCGGTAATTTTGTTCTGTTTTCAGTATCAGAAAATGTAGTTATTATTTTTGGTATTGTCAATTTGGTTTTATCATCACAATAAATTAATTTAACACTTGTCTTACTTTCAGGTGATTTTTTTGCTGCCGGAGATACCCCATATTCCCAAACATAATACTTGTTGTCTCTTTTATCCAAATGGAAGAAGAAACCTTTGTTGGATAAAATTTCCTTTTTGTTCTTCCTGTATTTTGTTTCAATACTATCAAAAACTATTGTCCATACAGATTTTGCAATGTTGAAGTACTCCAACATTCTTGGTGCAGTGTATTGTAAAATTTTTGTAAACTCCTCATACTCATCAGATGACATATCAGGAACATTTTTAATTTTAAGGTCCTTAACTAATAATTCGTCGTCAACTGAATTGAATTTCTTATTCGTATATATGATTTTCTTATCTCTGATAAGTGTTTGTATGTTTGCTAAATGTAATGATAATTCTATAAATCCAGGGTAAAGTTCCATGTTATCTAACTTTTGTCCCATACGTTGGAAATATGATAATAACTTATATTCTTTATGTTCCCTATCAATTGGCCTTTCAAACATCCAATCGGTGTCCATTACAAATTCTATTTTTTTATTTCTTGCCATTAAACATAAACATAATAATATAATTGTATTCTGTAAAGGTATTATTCAATTCTCATTACAACAAAAGTTGTATCGTTAACTAAATCTGTATCATATGAACCATCATACCCATTTATTGAACCATAATCACCATCATTAACTAAACTTTCCAGTAATGATCTTTTATTAACAAAATTTTCAAGTTCATCACCCATATCATTTAACCAACTTGCCGGGTCATCTCTAATTTCTTGTAACTTATCATCAACCGCTTCTTCAACCTCATCATCATTTAAATCACCATCAGGATAATCTTTTATATCTTGTATTTCAACATCAATGTCTTCTATTTCACTTTCAATTTCATCAATCCTTGAGTCATTATCCGATTCATGTTCACCATCTTCATCCTCATCTTCATAGTATACTTCATCAACTTTTTTACCGTTTTGGTAAATTTGCCATTTATTTTCAGACCATTCAACAATTAATAAATTATCCATATAATCTTTAAACTTAAAGTACTTCATGCTTTCAATCTCTTCCTCAATAAGAGGAGATCTAGCACCATTTTTAATCAAATACGTTTCTATCTCAAGAGACCTTTTTTTGTTATTTAATTGTTCAATTTCTTTATCTTGTCTGAGACTAGTTTCTTTAGTAACACCATAATTGTCAGGATCTTCAGTAACCCATTCACGAATCATATCTTCATAATAATCCGCAACATCATCACCATCAATATGGTCCGATAAAGTACTTCTACTAAAATTATTTAAATCGTTTATCATTTCTTCATAATACTCTTCCACAGAGCTATCAGCATCACGTTCAGTTCCAACCGCATAAATATTACCCCCACTATCATCATGTACGGATCTAAATGTATCCATATCGTAATGTTTACCGTCAGGTATTAAATCATACACATCGTTATCATTTCCTTTAAGTCTATCTATATCATCTTGAAGATCACTACGTTCCATATCCAATTCGTCAAGAACCTCAGGATCTTCCTCGTTATCTATCCTTTCCTCAAGTTCCTCCATTCTTTTTTCAAATTCTTTTAATTCTTCGCGTTCTGAATCAGTTAAATATCCAATATCTCCCTGTTGGGTCATATATTCAAATACCACATTTGCCATTATACCTTCTTTATCAATTTCAGGATTATCTAAGTTCCACTCATCATCTTCTCGTCTTTGTTTCGCCTCTTGTCTCAAAGCCATTTCTTTTCTTCTCTCAAGTTCTATGCTATATGGTGTGTCCCAATAACTAAAAGTACCACCAACTGTAATACCCTCAATACTTACAATACCTGAGGAACGAACATTTAAATTACCAGTTACGATTAACTCACCCAAATTAGTTATTTGTTTTAAACCCATTAAGGATAAGTTACCATTTACTCTTATTTTTTTACCTCTAAAGTCAGGAAACTTAGGAATGGCCTGTGCCTTATAGTTAACAGACTTTAATAGATCCATATATTCTTCTGGAGTGAAATCTTCATATTCAACATTATCATCTTGTTCAATAATAATATTCTTTATTAATCCAATTAATTCACCCTCATTAATTCTAACAACTTTTTTCATATTACAATAAATATTTAATGGTTTACAAAATATGAGACTTCTCTGATATTTATAATTAAATAAACCTATTAAAAACAAATATTATGGGATGCGGATGTAAGAATAAAGCAAATCAACAAAATGCTCAGTCACCTCAACAAGCTCCACAACAACCAGCGGCGAATCAATCTACGGTTCAAGAGTCGGTAAAGAAAATTGTTGAGAAGTATTACAACAAAAAGTAATCGGTGATTGGTTAAAAAGTTGAGGTGGGAAGTATTTTCCACCTTTTTTTATATTTATAAGGTATGAATGATATTGAAGAAATAATAGAAGAATTTAATGATGGTAATTGGCAATCAATTTCCAAAATATTCAATAATAGGATTGAGGTGTTTTTAAGTTTTGTACTTAGAAAAGGTTTAATAGATGAATTAGATTTAAGTAATATACCTCACAATAATGTACCCTCATTTGATTTTTTAGTTAAAACAAAACTTTTGGATAAATTTGATTATAAATCTATACCAGAAGTTCTTGAGAATGATTTTCTCTTATATAAAATACAACAGGATCCTGAAGTTTGGTTAGAATGGTTAACCGGAAAAATTCTAACTGATGTTGAAAAAAGATCAGATGGTTATTACCTATTCTTAAGAGACCGTACGGAACTTGCTGAACTATTTGATGATAGTGGTCGTAATACTACGGCAAAAGATGTTGCAGAACGTGTTTTAGGCGAGGATTACCATGAAGATTTTTACGATTCAACCAATAATGTTTATGAGGATGTAATTGAAGAATTAGATGTTGAAAACGTTATAAAATTAAGAAATTATATATTCAGAGAAATTGGTAATGTTGAGTTTTCATTAGAAAAATATGACTCAGAGTTTTTTGAAGGTTTATCTGAAGAACAAGGAACTGAAGGTTATTTCATAATCAAAGAAGAAGATTTAGATGAATTAATAAAGGATGAAGATGCCATGAAACAACTTCTTAGTGATGATTTAAGTGACTTAAAAAGTGAATTATACAATATTCATAGTAATGCATATAATGGGGCATACCAAAGTGAAATATATGGTTTAATTTGGTCAGAATTGGACACACACTTTGTTGGTAGGGTAATTGACGAACAAACTCAGTCAGGTGAAAAAACTAAATGGTTACAGTATGTTAAAATACGTGACTTCAAAGGTGATGTGGAAAAATTTCTTTCTAATCGTTTGGGTAGTGAATATAGTGAAGATAAATTAAATTACGAGGGTAGTTATACAACTATGATGAAACAACTAATGGATGATGGTGAATATGATTGGTTAGACTTTAGAATACCTGATTACCCAGATTACGGTTTAGTTACCAAAGATATAAAT